GCCCATGAGTGCTGGATAATTTCCCATCCCCGGCATCTCAACCAGACCGCCCTTGCGTCGTTTTCCGCGTCGGCGTATGGAACCGGGAATCTGCTGCTCCTCCTGTTCCTGACCTGCGGGGTTCACGTTCGGCGGCGGCATTGCCCCACCGGCAAACCCCTGCGGCATCATCTGCTGTGCAATGATCCCCTCACCAACCCCGCCAGCCTCTCCGCCCATGAGCGATTGCAGCAGTGAGCCAAGGCCCCCCATCCCCGGCCCACCGCCCTGCGGTTGGTTTTCGCTTGAAGTACCAAGGATTGGTCGGTTCTGCTCCGCGCGAACGTACTGACGAAGCTCAGTCAGAGCCATCATGTGATCCTGCACACCCAGTTGATAGTCTTCCATGATGTCTCCCTAAGCGTAAGGTTGCGTCCTGCGAGGCGGCACACCAACGTTCTGCTGTGGTTGCATGTCCATCCCGAAACGCGGTGCAGGCATGGGCATCGTCGGGTATGCGTTTCTTCCGGTTTCTGGCATCCACTGACCACCCTGCTGCGATCCCATCACCCCCAGTTCTGGGGGATACGTTGCCTCGTCCTCGCCTTGGAATGGATTGAGAGGGTTCCTCCGCTTCTTCCTCACTCCCCCCAATGTCGTCTGTTGTCCTATGTTTGCCTCTGTTGTCCTCTGTGTCATCGGTGGTCCGCCCATCCCGAACAGGGGTGCAATCAGAGGAGCCAGACCCGTCATGTCCGGCGGCTGTCCTCCGATAGGCCGTTGCGGTGGTCTGGCTACGTTGGACCGGATCTGTCTCCGGCTCGCTGCCATCGCCTCCCTGCTTCGTTTCAAATCCGCGACTCGTGCTACCATGTGCTAACCCCTTGCTGCTGATGCTGCCATGTCCTCGGATCGACCGGGATTGGCTGCCATCAGTTCACTTATCATTGACATGTCCGCACCGGATCGGTTGGCCGGACCCTGACTGCTGATCCGCTCGTTTGTACGGTGCGTCACCGGGGACTGCCTCGCCTGTCCGTTGCCACCCTGTTGCTGTTGTTGATTTTCTCCACCCTGCAATCCGTGCGTCAACTCCTCCTTCGTGATGATCAGTTCGTTGAGTTCCGGCAGGTTCGAGTATCTCGCGTACATCTCCATCAGCTTGCCCATGTCTATGGCAAGACCCTGCTCATTGAGCAGCGGCATCGACGGCATGATGATCCCGGTCACGATCTGGTTGATGTTCTGCAACCTCTCGCCGGGAGACATGTGCTGCATCGAGTACGGTTCGATCTCCATCTCATGCTCGAAGACCTCATGGCCGTCACGCTCCTCGGGGGTCAACTCCGCTTCTATCGGTTCCAACTCGGGGAACTCCAGTGTCAACGGGTAGCTCTCCAGAGGCTCCTCCCACAACCAGTACGACATGTCTTTGATCACGTCACGGGTGAATTCCATCACCCGATCCTGCATCCCCGCGATCCGCTGGTTGGCACTGGCGAACAGCAGCCGGTCCTGACCAAGCGTCCCAGCCTGCGGCCCCAGTCCGCCCAGTGCGTCAAGGTTCCCGCTCAACCAACTGAACAGATCCTTGCTCTGGAGCATGAAGGCGAAACTTCTCTGGTCGATTCCGCCGAAGGACTTCTCCACGACGGCGTCCGGGTTATCGACCACCCCGATCTCACCATCACTGAGCATCCGAATCCGCTCGGCGTCCTCGGTGTTCTGGCTCCTGACCAAGCCCACGTTCTTGGAGCGTGCCGCTTCACGCTCGATCTTGCGGTACAGCGCGTTGATCGTCTCGTGCAATCCCTGCCAGAGCATACCCGGAGCCAGCGGCATCGAGTTTCCATCAACCTCATTGAACCAGAGCATGTGGAACGGACCACGCTCCGGCCCTTCCCATTCGATCACCTTCAGCGGCGGTGCGTCCTCGTCCTCCGAGAGGGTGACCAGCAACTGCTCCTTGGGCAGGAAGATCTCCCAAAGCTCGACCTGCTCCTCGTACTCCTCCTCCCAATCACTCTCCCCCTGACTGATCGTGGAAATCCTGCTGCGTCCATCCTCGTTGTGGACCCTGCGTTGCATCGACTGCAACTTCTGCCGTCTGGTACTCATGAACTCCGGGTTGGACTGAGCATCCTCCAGACCCATGCGGAACCTGTTGCCGCAATAGGCCACGTCCTGCAACCGCAAGGCACGCATGTCATGCACCCAGTCGTCAATCAGCACCGGCTGCACGAACGGCTCGGTCTTCTCGAAGACGTAATCCTTGTACTCGTACTGGTCGATCACGTGCGCGCCGACCTTGACGATCCCCATCGAGTACATGGCCGACTTGACCGCAGAGCGGAGCGAGTCATGCACTCGAAGCCGTCTCAACTGGTCGTTGATGACCTTCTCAAACTTCACGCCAGCCGGTCGATGCTTTTCGGACCTCGTCGTGACCAGCACCGCCGGGGGCCGGGCCACGAGTTGGCGTTCGTAGATGTTGGTTGCAAGCTCGATCATGTTGATCGGGACCGGCAGCCTCGCACCGTTCTCGGAATACTCGGTGCCGACGTACTGCTCGGTCAACTGGCGGTGACGCTTCCGAAACGGACCCAGCCTTTTCCGGGCGGAGTTCATCGCGGTGCGGAACCGTCGCAGGTGCTTGGCGTTGTTTGGATTCATGTCAGTATTCTCGCCACCCTTCCCAGACCTCGTGTTCGTCAAGAGCCTCTCGTCTACCTGCACGCCGCCACGCCATCGAGCCAACAGTCGGACCCTCGACCGGAGTCTCCTTCAGCCCGATCTTGTTCTGCGTGAGAATCTTGGCACACAACGCATCGGCAATCACCCTGTCCCCGTGACCACTGCCCCGGTTACTGGGATCAATGCTATGCACAGCACCGCTGTGTTCGATTTTCCCGCTCGCCAGAAACACGTATTCACTGGCTTCGATCAGTGCCCGCTCCGAGGGGTTGATGAAGTGCTTGTTGAACAACGAGTGCCTGTAATGGGCCAGTAGATCCTTCTTCCCCTCCTGAGTCGAGAACCATCCCGGTTTGTCGGACATCTTTTTGCTCATGCGCTGGTCATCGGTGTGGAAGTAGACGTTGCTGTACCTCATCTCATCGATGATCGCCCTGCCGAAGGTCCGCCCCGGCCCTGTCGCTTCCCAGATGATGTACGCCCCTCGTCCGCCATCGGCTTTGAACATGTTGGCAAGAGCTACGCAGATTTCGGCTGCCCTGTAGGTCGGAGTCCGGTTATCCGCCCATTCGGCCACCTTCTCGCCGCTCAACCTGTCACCAACGCTGAAAACCGTGTCACTGGCCTGAGTTCCCTGCGACACGTCCACCCCGATCACGTAGTCCCGGTCACTCCTTGGACGCATGTCGTCATCCAAGTCGCACCAGACCTTGAGGAACCCTTCGCCATCGTTGACGAATTCCGGCTCACCGACCGCGTCGGCCATCAACGTGCCCTTGTACTTCGGGGGTCCGGTGAACTCGTCGATCAACTGCCTGAGCGTGTCCGGGTCGAAAAACGGGTAATCGGAACCCTGATAGTCGATGTCCAACTGCGTGGCAATCTCCACCGCACTCGCTCGGCGGACAGTCTCGCCGTCGTACCACGGAGAACGTGCCTTGCCCTCCTCGTCGATGTACTGGTTCTCGCCCTTCTCCGGGTGCAACGTCCAGTGCATACGCAGACGGGGAGTCCCCTTCTCACGCTGGGCGTAGAAAGCGTTGCCCGTGCCGGACGGGGTGCTGTTGAAGATCCGGCAGTTCGTGTTGTCAGCCGTTGCACTCAACACATCCCACCCGCCCTGCTCGAACGCTGCGAACTCGTCAATCAGCATCGCCGTCCGACGACCGCCACGACCGATGTTGTCAGTCGTACTCTCGCCCTCCAGCTTCGTGCCGTTGTCCAAGTTCATCAGCTTCAGCTTGTTCCGGCGGTGCTTGGGGATCATCCACAACGGTAACCCCTTCAGCAGGAAGTCGATGTGGGAGAACAACGAGTCCCCACTACCGTCCACAAGGGACTCCTTGCGAGACACCATCAAGTAGCTCTCCATTGGCCGGAACATCCAACGCCAGTGAAACAGCGTCAGGCACAGCCAACTCGCACCCATGTCCCGCGACTTCTCGATCAGCACGTCCGACTTGCCGATCTTCTCGTTCATCGCGTACAGGCAGTCGTCCTGATACTCCCACGTGATGAACGGCAGCTTCGGACTCTTCCCGTCAGAGATCTTACGCGGGTCATACGTCCAGCAGAACGTGTTCACGTAGTACAACAGGTCGCGAGAACAAGCCTTCCACAACGCGGCCTGATAGTCGCGATCCGACGAAGAACGATCCCACACCTCCGCACGGTAAGCCAAGTTGTCGTCAAACGACTTCGGCACCGTCCGGTACAGTGGCAGATCGGAACTCGTCAAGCATAGCTCGGATGTCAGCAACGGTGCTGCGGGCATCGTCCTTGAAAGCCTCCATTTGCTTGTCCACGTCCTCTGAGCGAGACACCATCCTCATCCACTCAGTGTAAAAACTGCGGGGATCGTCCCGTGCAAACTGCAAAAGACCCCACGCACCAGCACTGGGTGAGTCAGACGCCGATACTCCACCAACCGCCACATTCTCGTACACCCACTGGTAGTCAGATCGAAGGCTGCTCGTCTTGCCCTCGAATACGTCAGCACCCGCGTCCTCAGAAGGCACTATCGGTGTCGAACGCTTGCCCCTGATGTCGCCCCCACTCGGCGGTTCCCACCCAAACTGGACAGCCGCCTCCCCCCATGACTCCTTCTTCCCTGCACCACGACCCTCCGCAGCCTTGCGGAAAGCCTTGAACTCGTCGAAACGACCCTCGCCCTTTACCCGCTCAGTGAACTCCGCCGTCGACTCGGTCATGACACGATTGTCGCCATCGGGCGGGAGCAGTCAAGGGAAACCCATTTCCGTGTGGCGGTGAACAGGACTTATGTAGAGACGGTAGGGCCAGAGGCCGGGGGTCGCTGGTTCCGTTTTTACGCGATTGGCTCGGTCGGCTTCGCACGAAAAAAGGCCCCGCCGTCCGCCGTCCGTTGCCGTGCTGCCTTCGTTCGCTCGCCCCGTCGCCACGTCGCCACGCCGTCGCCACGACATCCGCCGGATTCGCGGCTCGCGGGTGTGCGTGCGGGCGGCATCACCGGTTGCGAGTGGCGGACTAATGTCATGCGGTCCTTCGGCCTGCTGCTCCGCCTGCCCGTCTGGCTCCCATCGGCCTGCCCGTCTGGGATCCCGTCGACCTGCCCGTCTCGACCGTGCTGGTCTGCCCGTCGACCATCGGGCTGTCGCTACACGTCTGTCCGCCCCCGCCGTCCTCAACGTACAGTCGATCCGCCTGCTCGTCCATCCCAGATTCCACCGAAGCACGCTTGCGTTACTGGCCGGCAACGATCATACTCTGGTCATCGGGTTGCTGGCTCGGTCCTGCTTGCAGGGTTGCCCAGCCAGCACACGAACAACCCGTCTGGAACAAGCCAACACGTGGCCTCCAACGACAACTCCAAGCTCGACGGTCGCAGTCAACCAGTGCGGCTTAGACGGGGCTGCGAAGTACCCGAAGCGAGTGACCTGCAAGGTGCATCCCAATCGGGGCTGGCACATCACAAGGAGACACGATGTTCAAGTTTGAAGTACAGACCGACAGCACAGGCGACTGGTCCTCCAACAGCATGGAATACTCCACGATGGAGGAGGCACAAGCCGCCGCAATCGACCTGCAATCCCGCTGGATGCTGGTCACCGCGTGGCGAGTGATTCCAGCACCAACGGGGACCAATTGATGACACTGCACGAACTGCGATTCGACTACGAGAAGACCACGAAGAACACTGTCCGATATCAAGAGAGGACAACTGGAGATGACCGGCCTGTGATTGGTCCGATCTACATCCAGAAACACGCGCTTGGCAACTCGCCACCCGATACCGTCAAGGTGTCGGTCCAGTTCACGGACACGACAATCAACTAGCCCAGACGCCAGCCTCGATTCGGCTGCACCTTGCAACACACGATGGTCAACAACCGCGCCGTCAACTGGCTCCACACGAGGAGACACACATGACGCAAACAACCGACGCGACGCAAGTGAAATGGGACGACCTGCCAAGGGTGTGGTTGACCGCATTGGTCGACACCCTGTCGCAGGACACGATGCCCGGACACGACATCATCAGCACCACCGGTATCGTCGAGATGACGACCGACCGACTGCGGATGGAACACGGGAACCCACCGAGCGAGGACATGCCAGACGGAATCGTCCGGCTGACTGCCCTCGTCGAGGACAACGAAAGAACCTACCAGTCTGATGGCTCTCCCAAGGGGTCCATCACCACCAGCGACGGACCCGTCGACGAGCTTCGAGGAGTCTACATCCTCGACCTGCTCCGAGACATCCAGCGGGGTGTCGACGCCGAGTACCGCTCGGCCCTCGGACGAGGAACCGAGGCCCACAGGCTGATCGAGAGCATTCGCGAAACCATCAACGGCTAACCCGCCAACCGGCGGCGCGGCTGTTGGCCATCGTGTGAACCAGTGTGTCGTCTCCCCGGCTGTGCCCGAGGCACAACCACAAGGAGACACGACAATGATGGAATGCAGAAACGTACCGTCGACAACTGAATTGACCAAGTGGTACGAGCGGCACGGACTCCCGCCACAGACCGGCGAGGGCGAGGGCACGAGTGACAGTGACACTGTGACAATCAAGAGAACGGCGTTCGAGGAGATCTGGCACGACCGCAAGCGGCAAGATGTGAGGAGCGAGGTGGTCATGCAGGCGTTTGCCGAGGCGATGCAGAATCACGTCAAAGGCATCGTGGACATGGTGGCAGCGGCAAAGAGGGCTGGCCTGTGGGTCGAGTTCAACCTGAGCGACGTTGAGTTCAGCGAGTTGATTGACATGCTCAAGAACGAGGATGTCATCAGCGGAGCCGAGGACGCCGAGGAGGCCATCAAAAGTGCAAGGACGGCGATGCAGAACGCCGAGGACTCGGCAGAGGAAGCGAGGAGTGAACTGGACGATGTAGCCTACACCATCCAGTCCGCAATGGACTCTTGCAGCACGGCGGAATCCTACTGCAACGATGCGAGGGGCGAACTGGACGGAGTCGAACTCTAACCCGCCAACGGCGCAGCCGGGCAGACGGCACACTGGTTACACCCACCAACACAGAACGCTCCGCCAGGAGCGTGTGCGTTACCGGGCAGTCAACCGGTGGTGGGTGTGGTGAGAACACAAGGAGACACGACAAATGAACATGTTTGATGTTGTCGAGGCGTTTTACAACGCCAACCCCGACGCCGAGAAGGATAGGGAGGGTTGGTACTGCACGCTGTACCAGCGAGTGTCCTACTACGGCGGACCCGAGGAGGGCGGATGGTGGGACAGCGACACGGTCCTCGAGGCGAGCCAGTGGTATCCGACCCGGCAACTGGCCGAGCGGGCACTACGGGTTGTCGAGGACGTTGCCAAGGGGCTGTCAAAGGATGCCCAGCGGCAGCACGACGGACAGTGTGCCACGGAGTGTGAGTGGCTGGACGACAGAGGGTTGGACGCCGACTACTTGCCGGAGGTGGCAGGGGCGGACGACTACTACGCTACCCTCGAGCGGTACGCAGGCTCGAGGACCAACCAAGGAGTACGACACTATGAATGACAAAGGACGCCCCGAAGAGGGCAAGGTCTACGCTCTGACCGGCGGAGCAGGACGACCGAGCATTGCCAGTGGCAACACGTGGGAAGAGAGCGAGGTCAAACCAGAGGACACGCAGGATCCCGAACTGGTTTACTACGAACTGCTGGCCACACTGTCCGAGTTGGGGCTGACCGATCTCAACGGCAAGGCCGACGAACTGCTGGCCGAGGCTTGCAGGGCAGCGGTCAAACCGTCAGAATGAAGTAACGCAAGAGCGACTCACCACACCCCCCACCCGTTGACTGACTGATTCTTTTCACAAGGAGACACGACCGATGACTGCTAAAGAGTACCGACCAACTGCTCATCCCGAGCTTCTCTGTCGGGTTGGACACAGCACGGTTGAACTGCGATTCAGGACGGCAGGCAACACAGTGGAAGAGGCGACGGCCAAGGCGCGCATCCTACTCAACATTATCACGGAGGCGGAGGAGGACGGCGACAGGATCGACTTCGGCTTTGCGGCGTGGGAGCCGCTGGAGGTGAGGGAGGGTTACACCCACCCAGCAGACCGAGCCGATGCGATTCGACGGTCAGTAAACTGAAGGCTACTCCTTGTGGTGGGTGAGGCAGGGGAGGGCGGTCCTCCCCTGCCGAGCCTGCACACGGAAAGGACGCACACAACATGGCAGACACTACACGAGTGAACACGAAAGAGGATGCGATTCATCTCGCCAAGGTGAGGGAGCGAGATAGCGGAGAACGACACTACGCCCTCTGGAGTCAAGCCGAACACCTATGGCACGTGACGACAGGCAACATGCCACTGTTGGGCGAATGGTACGACGCCGATGGAATCCGACACGGATAAACACAAGGAAACCGACTGATGGGGATACCACGAATCACAGAGGGCTGCTGCGAGGCGGTGATGGAAGCCTCGACCAGAACCACGCCGCTCCAATTCGGAGAGGAGTTCTGCAACGAACTGGAGCGGGACCAACCTGCCCTGATGAAGATGATGACAGAGGTGATGATCGGCCTGCTGAACCAGTCCGATTACACGCTGGACGAGGCCGCAGTCCTATCAGGCCAATCGCTGCTACTGGTGGCGTTCGTGTGGCGAGCAGCCACGGCACAACTAGAAGCACAACAGATGGAGGACGAATGATGGAGGCTGATTTCAAGAAGATGACCGACGAGCGAGAGGGCGGGGAGATACGGGCAGGCTCGTATCTTGTCGGGGAGGTTCAAGTGTCCTACGCCGATCTGGTGAAGGCGTTTGGACAACCGACCTACGACGCCCTGAACGATCCCGACAACCGCGAGTCGAAGGTTTCGACGGAGTTCGTGTTCGTGAAGCGATCCTTCGCCGGTATGTTGAGCGACCACGAAGTCGTCACAACCGTCTTCACCCTCTACGACTGGAAGGCCACCAGCCTCTACGGTGGCAAGGGATTCCCGACCGTCGAGGAGTGGCGGGAAGGGACCGGCGCGGCTAAGGGCGAGAGGGCCAATTGGCACATCGGTGGCCACGTTGGGGGCGAGGAGCTTGAACGGTTCCTCCTCTTTCTCGACAAGGCCATCAGCACCATATCTCCATTCCCGGCCTACGCAAAGAGCGAGGACGGGCCAGTGGACGGGCCGTACCCGTATCACGACTGATACTGTGGGTCAACCCACAGCCATACTGTGCGGGGCAGGGGGGACTTGGCGCAACCCAATGTGCCACCCCCCTCGCCCCTTCTTTCAAGGAGACCGAGGCCGATGAGTAGCACGAGAATGGAGATTGCAGAGGAAGCCCGATACACAGAGGACGCATGGGGAGATCCGCAATACTACGTCCTGTGGAAGGGGAGGATGTTCACGTCGGGAGATACCGGCAACCTAGTTGACCAAGTTCAGTTACACGAGAAGATCAAGGAGGACGACTGATGCACGCAGCGCAGATCAAACCGGACGGCAGTATCCACGTCATGACCCTCAACGGACTGGAGGAGATGCAGGAGTCGGTCGGAGGCATGATTGAGATGACGGGAGGCAACGGATGGGACGCCTACGTCAACGAGAACGGATTGATGATGGAGTTGGCGTACAACGCCACCGCCACCGAATTGCTGGGGCATCCCATCGTCGGCAACGCCGTCTTTTTTGGCGGCTACGACGATGAGGGTGAGGATGTCGACATCAGTGACGAGCAGTTGCAACAACTGCTGGTCGGACAGGCGAGGACAGCAGTCCTCAAACACTTCAACAGCCGCAGGGAGACCAAGTGATGCCGATACCAAAGCCGAGCAGCGACAACTACGGATCACCCAGTGACGCTGGGATCATGGGTGAGGACTACCGCCTCGATCAGGCGAGGTTCCACGAGGTGACCGACAAGGAACTGGAGGAATTCCAGAAGAAGAAGAAGGAGGAGCCGAGCGAGGACTGAGGCGACAGCCGGGACATCCGAGAGGGTGTCCCGGTTTTTTCGTGCGCCTAGCCGTAGTCCGCTTCGAGGATATACCGATGGAGGAGAAAGCGTCGATTGAGGTTCACCGGGACGCCCGTGTCCGGGTCACGGCCATAACAGACGATGAGGAGCCTCCCGTATTTTCCTTTTTCCCGGCCCTTGCCCGGATGCGTGCGGAAGGCGAAGCGACGCTCGTGGTCGCTCAGGGAGTAGTGATCCAGCAACTCCTCGACGTGAGCTTTGGCCTCCCTGCCCCGATCACGCTCAGGGCCACGCAACTCCGCAGCGTCGATCCCGTGCAACCGGACTTTCTCACCGCTGAGGGTGACGTGACAGCCGAGATCCAGAGAGATCGTCCACGAGTCAGCGTCATAGACGGATTCGACGACGCCTTCATAAACGTACCTAGTCTTCAGGACTGAGGACATTAGCTTCTATCCCGTGTTCTGTGCTGAGGATCTCGATGTCGAACTCGATGGGCGACTGCGTCTGAGGGGTGGACGTTACCGGCGGGACCAGAGGTGTCCACATCGAGGAGGAGAACGCCATTCCACCCATAACACCGCCAGCACCAAGCAGAGCGGACAGCAGGATCGGGACCATAGATGACGACTGGTGGTGGTTCACAATCGTAGCCGGATGAGACGGGTAAGTGCCCACCGGGTAATCGTCACCCAGACCCATTGTTTTCGCGTCACTCACTCGGCGCATCTTCAACCTGTTCGTGAGGTCGTGGTGCCAGATGTTACTCAGCAGGCTGAACCGCTGCCGATTCGTCTCTGCCACTTCGTCCAGTTCGTCGTGCATCCAGCACCCCCACAATCTCCACAAGCATGCGACGGTCCAACGCTGCCAGACCAGCAGCAGCCTGCTCCTGATCGTCCCCGATGCGCAGGGCCAGAGCCACGTCCTCCACTTCGGATTCCGTGGGAGTCAGCCCTACGAGACGAGCGGCCTCTTCCCGCTGCTCCTCGTCAGTCAGCCCCATCAGCCACTCGCCTCACCCGGCTGCTTGCCAGCGGGAGCGCGTGCGATGATCTGGGAAATGGCTGCGGCCTGAACAGGATCAGTCTCGGCGGACAGCTTCAGGAACACTCGGTCGAGGAGTGCCATGAAGTTGACGGATGAGTCGCTCTGGCGTCCGATCCGTTCGCCTGCTGCCGTGTCCAATTTGTCGTCAAGGTTGATTGGCATCGTTCTGCTCCTTGTCCTTGGGGACTACCCGTACATGAATGACGGCACGGAAGTTTCCACGCCACTGTTCCAGTGCTTTGATTCTGATTATCAGCGGACGCACGTCCGAAGACAAGCCGTCTCTGCCCGCAGGACCGGCAGGACCGGCAGGACCGGCTGTTCCCGGTGGACCGGCAGGACCGGGGCTAACGTCACCAAGCCCGTCCAGACGTTTCTTGATGGCGAGGATCTCCCTCGTGCGGTCCCTGTCGCCCCAGTCGGGCAGGTCTGCCGCCGAGGAGAGCTTGGCGGCGAACTCCCGTAGCTGGCCCGCGCGACAGGCGTACAACTCCTCGTCGTCATCCCCGTGGCTCGCGACGCCAACCAGCTTGCCGCCTGCCCACACCCCAACGCCGCTATCGCCGTCGCGGAACTTGCCAGACGTGACGGCGTAAAGGGTACGCTCATACGTCCCCCCCGTTGTGCTTTTCATCTCCCTGTGACCGTGCCTGAGCAGTTTGATCGGTCCCCGAGACCCGTTCGCCGTATGTGGCCCTGTGACGCCCTGAGCGGCGATCTGGGCCACTTGGACACGTTTGGACGTGCTAAAGGCCACGACGAATGCGGCCAAATCGCTCCTGCGGTCAATGTGGAGCCATTTTCCGGTCGCGCTGCTGCCATCGGAGAACGTCACGGTCACGGGGCTGCCCACCGTGGCGCAGTGACCTGCACCGATACCCCAGAGCCGTCCGGCAGTACGGTGGACGATGGTGCCACCGCAGCCGCCGACCCTGACCGATGGGGCTAGGTCTGGACCGGCGGCGTGCGGAGGGGTGGCTGCAAGGAGACACAAGACAGCCACGCTTTGGAGACCATGACGCATTGACGTGATGGTAACGCTGCCGTTGTCGCCGCGTCTAGTCCTCGGACTTGGTTTTCTTGGAACCGGACAGCTTGTGGCGAACCGCCTCGAATCCGCCTGCCAGCAGCAGTAGCTCCAGAATCGTCGTGACCTCCCCCTTGTCGAAGTTGGTCGCGTTCAACCAGAGGAAGACCGTCAGCCCGATGAAAAAGACCGACATCCTCACAATGCCCCAGAAGGGGTGCTTGCCATTGATATTCATGCAATCGCTCCTTCGATGTAGAATCGTAAAACGACAGCAAGCAGGGATGCGCCTACTGTCGAGGGCAGACAGGATGTCTGCCCGACTATTTTCCTTCCTCCTCGACCTTGGTCAGGGTAACCTCGACACGAGGATCGCTGCGGTCGATGCGACGCTCGATCCGAACGTGAATCCACCCCACGTCATCCACTCCTAGGAAGTCGGCGATCCCATCGTATGCGGACTTCATCATCGCAATCAGGTTGTCCTGATCCCGCTTACGCTTGTCGCGGTGATAGAAGATCGTTGACACCTCCGACCGGGACCAGTCCAGACCCAAGGCCGTGTCCATCGTCCCTTCCATCGCTGAGAGACGAGCGAGCGTGCGGTACGCCTTCGAGTGACGGTGGCGACGGCCCCAGTGTACCCGTGCGTTGGGTGACAACTCGGGAGGAGGCAAGGGTAGACGGATCGTGATTGCCTTGTCTGCGTCAGTCATACGCTCCCCTAGAACGGAACCTCATCGTCCTCGGAGTATTCAGCGACCTCCTGATCCTCAACCACGGGGACCGCCTGCTCCAAGACCGTGATTGTATCAATCTGGAGATCGAGGTACACACGTTCTTTCCAGCTTCGCCCCTCGATGAAGCCGGTGATCGAGACGTGGTCACCGATAGCGGGGCCGGGGTTGAACATGCTGTCAGCCCTCTTGCCCAAGATCTTCGCGACCAGCGGGTTGACGGACTCTGCTCCCTGCCAATCCTGCCACTGCTGCTCGATGCTCACCTCGACCAGCAGCGTGCTTCGCTGACCGACCGACTTGCGGACCACATCCACGATGGTCCCCACAACCTCAAACTTGTTCAGTTCAGACATCTCAAAACCTTTCTCGGCGCGTAACGCCATTCTTCTGGGGCAAGCCCATACATGTCCACGAGACCCACAAAGGTCCACCGCTGGCACTATGCCCCATCGACCGTAACGGCCAAGTGTGCGGTGTCGGCTGGCGAGGCCGCTGGGTACTCCACCCGACGTGAGTCGGTCGGTGCAACAGACAATGACGCGATGAAGCTGACCCGCGCCCTTTTAGTTTTACAGCCTCGAATTTTCTGTTGCCGTCTCATGAACGCCATTATCAATTGTCTTCTTTTATCTTCTTCCAGTGGTACATCGGGATGAACATGCACGGCTCCATGTCCTCGGGATCGTCCCTGTCGATCCTGCCGCCCATCTCCAACGTCGCTAACTCCGGTTTGACTTCCAGCCAGTACATCCCGTCCGAGAACTCGACGACGATGATCGGCGTGACCCTGTTTTTTTGCGTCGCGGAATACTCCGCCGCCACCCGCAGCGAGATCCACTTGTGCAGGCTGATCATGTAGGTCGAGTAGGTGTTCCATTCGTGCGGTCGGTTCTTGTACTCGATGACCCCGACCACCTCCCCCTCCCGCCATGCCATCCAGTCGGCTCCGTACTTGACCGACAGCTTGACGATGTCACAGTTCCAAGCAGCCTCCAGACGCAGGGCCGCCTGCTTCTCCCGCATCAGGTCGTCGTTTGTTTCGTACCACTGCTGTGCGGACATTATCAATCCCTTCCGTGCTTCGTCTCGCGGGTGTTTTCCATCATCGACGGGGTCCGCACTCCCCCGCCTCGCCAAGGAACCGACTGTAGATACCCAGATTCTGTGAGTTCTTTCCTAGCCCTCGTCAGATGATGCTCACAAAACCGCCAGCCACCTTGCCGTTCCCCAAAACAGCCAACCCAGCCACACACAGGTTCGGACTCCTGCCTTTGGAACTCGTCACGCTCCTTTTTGATCTTCTCGATCTCGTCGCACATGTCTGCCCTCAGTTCCTCCATCTCGCTCTCACGCGAGACAAACTCCACCTGCAAACGCTCCCCGGCGTCCAGTAACTCATCTATCCGCTTGTCCTTATTCAGACTACTCTCTCCAAGATTTAGTATCACCTCCAAGAATCTCATGCACGACGGACAAGTCTTTTGGTCTGCCATCACCGTCCCCTTCGGTACTTGTCAAAGACCGTCGAGGTGTCGGGCTGGCTGGCGTCATGCCCCAGCCAGTTGCGGAGGTTTCGGGCGGGCCACCGGCCAGTCTCCCTGAAGAAGAACAGCCGAGCCTGCCGTGCGCTGCCGCCCTTGAGGTTGGCAGACACTCCGAGACAACGGTCCCACTGTTTCTGCTCTCGTGTTTTGGGCGGAGCCTGAACCCGGACGATCTC